TTTGGAAATCCCACAGGAATATTACCTGCCAACGCCGCCTGAACAGGACAATCGCTTTATGGCTGACAAGACTAGCGAAAGGTACAAAAGGTTGAACAGTTACCCTGATTATAACGGCAGGCTGACAACGAGGAAAGTTGACTATGATGATAGTCAGATGAGTTTATAGGAGGGGTAAAGTGAAAACACATGATCTGAAACTTAACACAGAATTTTGTGACGCTGTTCTGAGCGGTGAGAAAACTTTCGAGGTCAGGAAGAATGACAGAGGTTTTCAGACAGGAGATCTGATAAGATTTATACCGACTGACGGAATGTCTTATCATAGCTCAGACGGCACAATAAGAGAACACGCACAACATGAGATATCAGGGCATACATACAAGATAATATATATCCTCAACGGCTGGGGAATAAAGAATGGGTATGTTGTGCTGGGAATTAAGGAGTATAGACAAACTGAGGAGGTATAACAATGTCAAGATATATTGACGCAGAAAAGTTAAAGTGTTCTATTGATTCGGAAACAGACAGCATATTTGATTGGGATATGACCATAGAAGAACCTTATTATAACCTGTGCAAACTGATTGATGATGAACCTACCGCAGACGTGCAGGAGGTCAAGCGTGGAACATGGGAGAATACAAACACACCTAATCAGCTTAGATGCAATAATTGTGAAATCATTCACTTTATAGCTCAGTATCCACACGGTGAGATAAATTACTGCCCTAATTGTGGCACAAGAATGGACGGTGTTGCTAATGGCTGACCCAATGACCATGTCACGCCTGAAAGCCTACCGCAGGAACGCCTCAGCCATTGAGGACATCAAGGCGGAGCTTTCAGGCAAGTACGTTGCCGACACTATCAGCGTATGCATACCGCCGTCCTACACACCACACAGCACACGCATAGACGGTTTTCTGCCAAGTGGCGATACACTTTCACTGCTGTGCGAACAGGCACGATTAGAGCGTGAGCAGAGTACTGTTGAGGAGTTTATCGAGGGGATAGGAGATAGACAGATGAGAAAGATATTTGTACTCAGGTTTGTAAAAGGATTGACTTGGATACAGATAGGACACAGGGTCGGAGGTACAGCGGACGGATGTAGAATGGCGGTCAAAAGATTTTTGCAAAATGCTTAAACTTGTTCGCTCTGTTCGTTTTACCTATGTTATAATTTAAACTGAGGATAGTGTAGATGTACCTCAGACTTGTACTTTCATTGAAGTCACCTCCAATTTTCTAAGCCCCGTAAGGGGCTATGCAGGTCGAGAGCGTGCCAGCTCAACATCTGCTCCACCATTTACAAAACTCCTTATAATATTTTCACAAGAGGCACTCCGAAAGGGGTGTCTTTTGCGTTGCACGGAGGTATACAATGCCAGTACCAAGACCAGACCGAAACGGCTCACATCAAACACAGTTTCGTATCAACAAGAAGAAGATATACGCTACCCAAACAGTTTGCGGTATCTGTGGAAAACCTGTTGATTTTTCCTTGAAGTATCCACACCCACTGTCAGCTTGCATAGATCATATCATACCCATTGCAAAAGGCGGTCACCCCTCAGCCCTTGAAAACCTACAGCTTGCTCATTGGTGTTGCAATCGTCAAAAATCTGATAAATTGGTAGAAAAACAGGTGTTTGACCAAAAGGTAGAAGCCGTATCCAACCGTGTTTTACCGCAAACTTTTGATTGGAAGTCGATTTAAACACGAATTTCCACGAAATTTCCAATTTTTTTGAGCATATGGGGGCATACCACCCCCTTTGAGGGCGCTTTTCACGTTCACGTCTTCATTGTGTAAATATCTCGCAGAATTTTAAACAGGAGCAAAAATATGACAAACGAAATATACGGAATTGACTATCTGCGACGCAGACTTGCCGATAAACAAACACGAGTGCTATTGAGATATAAGTACTACGAAATGAAAAATAACGCACAGGACTTTTCGAGCCTTGCTCCCGAAAAATTCAAGGGGCTAAAGGAAACTGTCGGCTGGTGTGCGAAAGCGGTCGATAGCCTTGCTGACCGCTTGCAGTTCGATGAATTTCAAAATGATGAATTTGATCTGAGCGAAATATTCTTGTCAAACAATCAGGATATACTCATTGACTCTGCGGTGCTTTCGGCTCTTATCTCAGCGTGTTCTTTCGTCTATATCCGAGAAGATAACGGCTATCCTCGCCTGCAGGTAATTGACGGCTCAAATGCCACCGGTATCATTGACCCTGTGACAAATCTGCTTACCGAGGGCTATGCAGTGCTTGAGCGTGACAGCATGGGTGTTGTAAAGACAGAGGCTTATTTCATGGCAGGCATGACGGAAATATACTCCCATGGTGTGCTTGTTCAGCGTATACCAAACGCTGCACCATATGCACTGCTCGTGCCGATAATATATCGTCCTGACGCAAAGCGCCCTTTCGGTCACAGCCGTATTTCAAGAGCCTGCATTGCCTATACGCAGACAGCTCTCAGAACTATAAAACGCTCTGAGGTGTCGGCTGAATTTTACAGCTTTCCTCAAAAATATGTGCTTGGATTATCTGAGGACGCAGAGTTCAATAACCGCCTTGCTGCGATATCCTCTTTTCTGAATTTCACGAAAGACGGCGACGGCGATCACCCCATTGTAGGACAGTTTCAACAGCAATCAATGACGCCATATACTGAACAGCTGAGAACACTTGCAAGCCTGTTCGCAGGAGAAACAGGACTGACCCTTGATGACTTGGGCTTTGCCACCGAAAACCCCTCCAGCGCAGAGGCTATCAAGGCAGGTCATGAAAACCTACGATTAACGGCACGCAAGGCGCAGAGGACGTTCGGAACAGGCCTGCTCAATGTGGGCTATCTTGCCGTTTGTATCCGTGACAGATACGCATATCAAAGAGATGCGTTCAGAGATACAAAAGTCGCATGGCTGCCTATCTTCGAGCCTGACGCTGCTACACTTTCAGGTGTGGGCGACGCTATCTTGAAGATAAATCAGGCTGTGCCTGACTATCTTGGTGCAAGAAACATAAGGGCTCTTACAGGCATGGAGAGTGACGGCAAATGAGCGCAATTTCAGACAAAATAAAAAGCGACCTTATCAAGCTTTCAAAGAGCAACGGGCACTTGCAGAGCATTATAAAAAGGCTTGAAAGCGGTAACGCAAACCTCGCTGATGTTGATGACTTCGCACAGGCAACAGGAACTGTGCTGAAAAAAGTCTTTGAAAAAAGCATAACCGAAAGTCCAAAGGCTTTTACAGATGAACAGCTTATTGCTGAGATACTCGGTGATATATTCGGTGATAACTACGATCTTATAAACTCTGTGGCTGAAAATATCCAAAAGCAGCTTGATAAGGTGGCAGGCATAGGCATAAAGCCACAAAGAGCAGATTTCCCCTCTGAGAGGATAGAAAATCTTGCAAAAGTGACGGCTCAAAAGGACCTTACCGACAAGACGTCGCTCAGCGAGTTCACTGCGTCAGTTGAGAACATAAACGGCTCGATTTTTACCGATTATGTCAAAACAAATGCTGATTTTCGCAGTAAAGCAGGACTTAGGGTGTACGTTATCCGCTCAGACCACAGCAAATGCTGTGCGTGGTGTTCAAAGCTTGCAGGAAAGTACGTCTATCCTGATGTTCCAAAGGACGTGTGGCGGCGGCATAAGCGCTGCACCTGTGAGATAACCTACGTCAATGAAAAGGCAGGCACATATGACCAAATAAGCTACTCAGACGTTCAAAACGGCAAAGAGATCGAAACACGCAAGCAGGTCACAAGGCTCACACCTGAGCAGGCAAGAGCTAAGGAAAAAGAAGTGCTTAGCAGGATTGACAAATCGAAAAAAAGTGGTATAATGAAATCAGGAAGAAACCTTGAACGAAAAGAGCAAAACATAGGTGCGTTCTCAACGTTGACAGTGCCAATGCAGAAAAGAGAAATTCTGAACATATGTAGAAAATATTCTATTGATACTAGCGGAATAACCTTTAAGATTCAGCGTTCTGAAAAACTCCTTGCACTTCCTTTTTATGGCTCAACAGACTATAATAACATAGGAAGAATAGACTTGTTCCCAAGTGCATTTTCTTCTGAAGAGGAATTAGTAAAAACCATATTGCATGAAAAGTGCCACGTTTTACAGCTAAAGAAACATGGCAAAGCATATGCTCAGCAAAACTTAGATTTAATGGAAAAACAAGCTTATAGGTTTGAACGATTATTTTATAGCTTGGTTACAAAGAGGTGATAGTATGAAATGGCTTGACAATCTAGCGAGTATAAAGCAGCTCCATAAGGCAGGCAAATGCCCATATTGCGGACAAGAAAATACAGATTACAGATTGCTTGAAATAAGCAGTGGTAAAGGATATGGAGATGTTTGGTGCAATGACTGTAAAAAAGCTTTTCATATTTCTCGTATAGAAGTATCAGAGACAGACATTCGAGAAAAGCAGTTACCTCCTGAACTCAAATATTAGTTAATAACCGCTCCGCTACGGCGAGGCGGTATTTTTATACCCAAAATCAGAAAGGACGGATATTATGGCACTTGACCTAGGTACAATATGGCAGCTGTGTAGAGCCAAGAATGATATTAAGAACATCAGAATGGAAATTCAGAAGATAAAGGATAATGCTGATTATGTTGCGGCACTGATACGCTGTGAAAGGTCATTGAGTATAGTTTTATCCAATGCTGAAAAGGTCAAATCGACAAAGTAAATATCAAACCAAGCACCTTAACGGGTGCTTTTTTTAGTACCTAAAAGGAGGTAATCCACTATTGAGGATAAGAGAGTCGGCAGGCAGACCCCCACCATATCGGTAGTGTTGCCATATGAGCAGACCAAAGGCAATGAGGCTGTAGAGTTATATAACAGCACAGGCAGGACTGCTCAGGAATGGCAGGAAATACAGCTCTACGACATCATGGCTATTAATGACGAAGGCTTGTGGACACATATGAAATACGGCTACAGCGTGCCAAGACGTAACGGAAAATCTGAAATACTTATAATGCGTGCTCTCTGGGGACTTATCCACGGAGAGCGTGTTCTTTATACGGCACACAGAACGACCACCTCTCACAACGCATGGGAAAAGGTCATTGAACGTCTTGCAAAGGCAGGATATACCGAAAAAGAGAACTTCAAGACCACAAAACAGTTTGGCCTTGAACGTATCGAGTGGCTCAAAGATAATGACGGAGGTCTTATCAACTTCCGTACACGTTCATCAAAAGGCGGACTTGGTGAGGGCTATGACCTGCTCGTTATAGACGAGGCTCAGGAGTACACGGCTGACCAAGAAAGTGCATTGAAATACGTTGTTACCGATTCTGCAAACCCTCAGACACTGATGTGCGGTACTCCTCCCACTGCGGTATCATCTGGAACTGTGTTCTATCAGTATCGCCGTGACACTCTGAGCGGAACTAATGTTGATAGTGGCTGGGCAGAGTGGAGCATACCTGAAATGGCTGACGCACATGACCCTGAACTTTGGTATGAAACAAATCCCTCACTCGGCACGATATTAACCGAGCGTAAGATACGTTCAGAGCTTGGCAAAGACCAGACAGACGATAATATCCAGCGTTTAGGACTGTGGTTAAGATACAATCAGAAGTCTGCCATAAGCCGGGAGGAATGGCATAACTATCAGATCGATACAGCACCAAAGCTTTCAGGCACGCCTGAACTGTTCTTCGGCGTTAAGTATGCAAGATATACGGCAAATGTTTCTCTTGCAGTTGCCGTTAAAACTTCTGACGGCAAAATATTCGTTGAAGCTATTGACTGCCGCCCTGTGCGAGAGGGGAACGGCTGGATGATCTCATATCTCAGGAATCCTCACGCAAGGCAAGTGACCATAGACGGTGCAAACGGACAGGCTGTGCTTGAAAGTGATATGAAAGACGCAGGAGTTAAGTGCAAGGCTGTGCTGCCAAAGGTTGCTGAGGTGGTGCAGGCGTCAGCTCAGTTTGAGCAAAGTCTGTTTGCTGATAAGATATGCCACGCAGAACAACCTGCACTTGAGCAGGCTGTTTCAAATTGCGAACACAGAGCCATAGGCTCAGGCGGAGGTTTTGGTTACAGCTCTATTATGGAGGGCGCTGACATTTCGCTGTTAGAGTCGGTGGTGCTTGCACATTGGAGCTGTGCGAACGCTAAAGAAAAGAAGAAGCAAAAGATAAGCTACTGATATTTGAAAGGAATGATATTATGGCAGAAGAATTTGAGCCTGTTACAACGCAGGAACAGCTTGACAAGATAGTAAACGCCAAGCTGGAGGAAAACACAAACGCTGTCACAAAGCAGTTTGAGGGATATGTTTCCCCTGCTGATATGGCAGAAAAGGTCAAGGGCTATGAAACCACTATAGCAGACCTTACGGCAAAGGGCAAGGCGGCTGAACAGAGCCTTTGCAAACTGAGAGCCGCACAGGAGTACGGACTTCCTGCGGAGCTTTCGGACAGGCTCAGCGGCGAGGACGAAAAGTCTATAAGAGCCGATGCAGAAAAGATGTCAAAATACTTTAAGACATCACACAATGCCCCTGATTTCAGAGCAGAGGGCGACCCAAGCAAAAACAGTGCGGAAAACGCACTTAGAAAAACACTTGAAAAGCTGAAAGGAGAATAATCATGGCAGAAACAATTAAGAGAGGCACACTTCTTGAGCCTGAAACAGTAACAAGCATTTTTTCAACAGTAAAGGGTCATTCCACCCTTGCAAAGCTCAGCAGAAGAGATCCTGTGTCCTTTAACGGCAACGACTATTTCGTTTTCTCTATGGACGATGAGGCGGACGTTATCGGTGAAAGCGAGGCTAAATCCGCAGGCAGTGCTAAGCTCGGCAAGGTAACAATGCGTCCGCTCAAGATCGAATACGGCGCACGCTTCAGTGACGAGTTCATCTATGGAACAGACGAGAAAAAGCTTGAGGTCATGAAAGCATTTGCAGAGGGTGCAGCGATCAAGTTTGCTCGTGCTATCGACATTCTTGGCTTTCACGGAATCAATCCAAGAAAGAAAACTGTTGTCGCTGCTTTGGATAATAACTATATCGACAAGGCGGTAGCTGACAATAGTGCAAAGGTCGATTTTGACAGCACAGACCCTGAGGGCAATCTAGAAGACGCTATTGCTCTGCTTGGCGACTACGAGGCAACAGGCTTTGCACTTTCAAAGGACTTTGCCTCTGCACTTGCAAAGCTCAAGGTCAACGGCGTAAAGCAGTATCCTGAGTTTGGTCTTGGTGCAAATCCAGGCAATCTCAATGGCACAGCTTGTGACGTCAACTCCACTGTAAACTTCAATAAGGGTACAGACAGAGCTATCGTGGGCGACTTTGCGAGAGCCTTTAAGTGGGGCTATGCTAAGGAACTTCCTTTGGAGGTCATTCCTTATGGCGACCCTGATAACTCAGGCAGAGATCTGAAAGGACACAATGAGGTGTATCTCAGAACAGAGGCTTATATCGGCTTTGCTATCCTTGACCCTAAGGCATTTGCAGCCGTTCAGGCCGTTCAGGCAACAGAATGAGCAGCGTTTATGCCACTATCGACGACATAGCAGTATACGGACGAAAGCTTACATCACAGGAGCAGCAGGCGGCGGATAGTCTTATCGAGACCGCCTGCGCAAAGCTCCGTGTTATAGGCAAGCGTTATGGCGTTGATGTCAATACCCTTGTGACGAGTGATGAAGACTATGCGTTGACAGTAAAGGCGATAATCTCAAAGGCTGTTGTGAGAAGTCTTGACTGTTCGGCTGATAATGCACCACCTGCTGTGCAGGCGTCTCAGGCAGCTATGGGCTATTCGGTGTCAATGACTTATCTCAATTCAGGACAATCTTTATATTTTCTCAAAAACGAATTGAAAGAGCTTGGTATCATTCGTCAGAGGTGGGGAGCTATGGAGGTATATGACTATGAGAACAATGATAAAGGGAATTTCGGTGAAGCTTAAAGTGCAGACGCAGACAGGTGTTGACGGCTTTGGCAGACCAACTTATGAGGATAGTTGGGAGCTTGTTGACAACGTTCTTGTAGGCGAGCCGTCGTCTGATGATGTTATAAGCGAGCTTAACTTATCGGGCAAACGCATAGCTTATGTGCTTGCTATACCGAAAGGCGACACTCACACCTGGGAGAACACAGAAGTTGAGTTCTGGGGAATGACGTTCAAAACTGTTGGTATCCATACGCAGGGCATTGAAGAAAATCTGCCGCTCAGCTGGAACAAGAAAGTCAAGGTGGAACGCTATGGATAAGGTAAAGATAGTTCTTGACCGAAAGGGCGTAATGCAAATGCTAAAGTCTAAAGAGGCGGAGAACATCTGCCGTGAGTTTGCAGACAAGGCTGCCAAACGTTTAGGTGACGGCTATGAAGTATCCACCTATGCAGGCAAAAAGCGTGTGAATGCAAGCATAAAGGCTGTGACCTACAAGGCGAGAAAGGAAACAAAGCAAGACAATGCCATATTAAAGGCGGTGCTGAGAAAATGATAGAAGAAGTTATACTGGGCTATCTGAGCAAGAACCTTGACGTTCCTGTGTTTATGGAAGAGCCTGCAAAGCCGCCGCAGAAGTATATCATCATCGACAAGCTTGGCTCGTCTGAGAAAAACAGACTATCTTCGGTGACCCTCGCCGTGCAGTCATACGGCGGCAGCCTTTACGAGGCGGCAAGGCTCAATCACACCGTCAAGGCAGCTATGCGTGACGCTGTGACCCTTGATGACGTCATATCCTGCAAGCTGAACAGCGATTATAATTACACCGACGAAGAAACAAAACGATACCGCTATCAGGCGGTATTCGATATACGATTTTACGATTAAAAGGAGAGATAACTATGGCAAACACCAATAATGCAAACAACGTTACCGCAGGCAAGCCTAAAATAGGCGGTGCGGTATATCGTGCACCTAAAGGCACAACGCTGCCGACAGACGCAACATCGGCTCTTGCAGCGGAGTTCAAGTGCCTTGGCTATTGCTCAGAGGACGGACTTTCAAACGGCAATGACCGCTCAAACAGCAACGTAGCAGCCTGGGGCGGAGATGTAGTGCTCAATATGACCAACGCAGGCAGTGACACATTCACGCTGACGCTCATCGAAACGCTCAACGAGGAAGTGCTCAAAACTGTCTACGGCTCTGATAACGTCACAACTGCACTTGAGGGCAAGGACATAACAGTTGCCGTGAACGGCGGCTCTGACGAGGAGAGCGTGTATGTTTTCGAGCTTATCCTCAAGGACGGAGCTTTAAAGCGTATCGTAGTCCCTTGTGCCTCTGTAACGGCTCTGGGCGAGATCAAGTATATAGACACTGACGCAGTGGGCTATAACATCACGCTGACAGCCGTCAACGACAGCAAGGGCAACTCACACTATGAGTACATTCACCTGAAATCTGAGTAACAGGAGGAAGATCATATGCTTAAAGGTATCACAAAAAGCGGTTTTGACTATGAGATAGAGGATAAGGCTCTTGACAACTGGGAGCTGCTTGAATCACTTGTGGCGATAGATGAGGGCGACACTGCCGCTGTCATCAAGGTGGCAAGACAGCTCCTTTCCAAGGCACAGCTCGACAGCCTCAAAGAGCATTGCAGAGATATAGACACAGGAATAGTGTCAAGAAACAAGATGCTTGCAGAGATCGCCGATATACTGAAAGGCGAAGGCTCAGAGGGCGACAAAACAAAAAACGCCTGAGGGCTGTCTGCGGACTTGCTCATATGATATGCCGTGATGAGATGTCGCTTGCCTGCGATCTCGCAGAGGTCTATCACATATACGACTACAAAACGCTGCCGCTTTCCTCAGTGGCGGCGTTTTTTATGGGTCTGCGTCCCGACAGCCGATGCAAGATGCTGCTCTCGGGGGATAAGGTCACTCTTGACACGCTCCTTGCTGCAATGATATATGACAAGCTTGCGTGGCTGCAATGGGCTAAAACGAAAGACGGTGCAAGAGGTGTGAACATACCCGAAACTGTTGTTTCAAAGCTTTTAGGCGACAGTGAGAGCAAGATACGAGGATTTACAAGTATCGAAGAATTTGAAAAAGCAAGGCAAGAACTGATAGGAGGTGAAACGTAATGGCGGAAGGAACTAAGCTTGCGGACGCATATGTGCAGATAATACCTATCTCAGAGGGCATAACAGGCAGAATAAAAGACCTGTTCAAAGACCTGCCCGACGAGGGCGACAAGGCAGGCGACAAAACAGGCAGCTCCTTTGCCTCAAAGCTCAAAAAAGCTGTTGCGGCGGCAGGTGTGGGAGCGGCTATAAGCAAGGTCGTCACCTCTGCATTCACTGAGGGTGCGGCACTTGAACAATCTCTTGGCGGTGTTGAAACGCTCTTTAAAAAGCACGCTGATATCGTCAAGAAGAACGCACAGGATGCCTACAAGACCGCAGGAGTAAGTGCAAACGAGTATATGGAGAACGTCACGAGCTTTTCTGCGTCGTTGCTTTCATCTCTTGGCGGTGACACTCAAAAGGCTGCAAATGTCGCCCACACTGCTATGGTGGATATGTCCGACAACGCCAACAAATTCGGCTCGGATATGCAGTCTATACAAAACGCTTATCAAGGTTTCGCAAAGCAGAACTACACAATGCTTGACAACCTCAAGCTTGGCTACGGTGGAACAAAGTCTGAAATGGAAAGGCTTTTGCAGGACGCTCAGAAGCTCAGCGGAGTTGAATACAACATTGATAATCTGAGTGACGTATACAACGCTATCCACACAATTCAGCAAAACCTTGATATCACAGGCACAACAGCCAAAGAGGCAAGCACCACCTTTTCAGGTTCATTCGCAAGCATGAAAGCTGCCGCCAAGAACTTTCTTGGTGTGCTTACATCAGGTGGTGATGCTGACAAGGCTTTCAATGACCTGATAGGTTCGACAGAAACATTTTTCGGTAACGTAAAGCGACTTGCAAAGAGCTTTGTATCTCAAACGGCAAAGGTATTTGATTCAGCAGTTGGTCAGCTTTTTGAGAAAATGGGCGTTGACGCAGAAAATATAGAGGGCGTTATAGAGGGTGTTCACAACGCCCTTAAATCCATAACAGCGGCAATTGTGACATTCATTGCGGTGTCAAAGGTGTCTGCGGTCACAAAGTCCTTTGAGGGGCTTACTCTGCAAATGATACAAGGCAAGGCTATGGCAACAGCCATGAATGCCGAAATGGCTATAACTCAAAATCTTGCGGCAGGTATCGCCGCAGGTGTTGCACTCATAGGCAGTGCGATCATAAATCATTTTGCCAATGAGATAGACGTCACAGAAAGCAGTATAGTGAATTTGTCCGAGAGCGTCAAACAGTTTTCGGACAAATGTCTTTCCACCAAAAGTGCCGTTGAAAGTCTTCACGAAGAACTTGCCGACAGCACAGACAGTAATAAAAAGCAGGCTGACTCTTATCGTGCACTCAATGACAGGCTCAAAGAGCTGAATGAAACTGAAAATAAAAGTGCTGATGAAAAAGCCGAAATGCAATCCATTATAGATCAGCTCAACGGCGATATAGAGGGCCTTAATCTGACCATAGATGATCAGACAGGCGGCTTGAAAAACAACACAGCCGCAGTAAGCGATATGCTTGACGCTTATGCGGATATGCAGGATACAAAGGACTTGCAGGATAAGCTTGCGGAGGCTCTGAGAAACCAAGCGGCGGCTCAGAACGAGTATGATGAAGCACTTGAACGATACAAGCAGGCTAAGGCTGACGGCTTGACAGGTGATGATTTTGACGCGCTTGCACTGTCCCTCAACACCGCTCACGGTGCACTTACAACAGCAAACAATGACCTTTCCTCTGTAAGACAGTCCATAGAGGAAGCAAACACCGCTCAGAAAGAATTTGCCGACGCTTATGCTCTTACAACAGGCTCGATAGCAGAACTCTCGGAAGAAACGCTGTCGCAGATAAATGACATCTGCGGCAAGTATGCAGACGCATACAAAACCCAGCACGATCTTGTGTTCGGACAGATAGATCTTCTTGACGAGTTCTGTGGAAAGTCAGATGTGACCGCCGAACAGCTTATCGCAAATCTTGACGATAACATAAACGGCTTTACCGACTGGGAAAACAACCTTGCTAAGCTGAAGAAAAAGGTCGCAGACGGCATTATCTCACAGGACTTTTACAATAATCTTGAAGAAATGGGTCCAAAGGGCGCAGGCTACGCAAAGGCGTTTGTTGATATGTCAGATAAGGAACTCAAGAAATACTCTGTAAAGAGCAAGGGCATTTTTGACGAAATGAATGACTACGTTGACAGAAGTATGAGCAAGATGAAAGATTCTTCTGCAAAGCTACTTGATGAGCTTGTGGGAATGGCAGGTCAGCGAAACTTTGAAATGAGAGCGGCATACGAGGTCTTAGGACAGTATGCCGCAGACGGCTATGCGGACGGCATAAAAGGCAGAATGCCCATAGTAAATGCCACAGTAAGTGAAATGATACGAAACGGCATAACCGCCGCAAGGCTTGCTCAGGATTCACATTCTCCGTCAAGAGTTTTCCGTACACTTGGCGGATATGTGGGAGAGGGATATGCTCTTGGTGTGGCTGATGAAACGTATCTCGCAGTGCAGGCTTCTGAAAACATGGTCAGATCTGCTATACAAAGTGCCAGCAGTGTTGACAGCAGGATAGATGTATCTTCACTGAGAGAGCAGACAGCTACACAAACTGTGCCTGATACGTCAAACATGGGTATGCGGTCGGCTATACTCAACGCCCTTGCAGAGTATGCCTCTGTTGACGGCAAAAGCGCCAAACAGCCTATCAATGTAACTGTGGAGATAGACAAGCGAGCTGTTGGCAAGGCTGTGGTAGAAGATATAAACTCGCTGACAAAGCTTAATGGCAAGTCACCGCTTGTATAGGAGGTAATGCAATGGAATATCTTAAATTTGGTGATACTGAAATAGCTGTGCCGACAACGTTCACAATAGATAAGAAAAAAATAATGTCCGATAATGCAGGGCTTTCCTCGACCTGCAAATATGTGGGTGACGTAAAGGGGCTACAGACCACGCTTCACATAGAGTGGGCAAACCTTAAACCACAGGAAGTAGCAATTATAAACGAGTATGTTCTGAATGTGCAGGACGCTGATTTTCCTGTTACCTACCTTGATGAAACGTTCAACATGGTCACGGTACGTTTTAGGGCAGAGGGTACAACATACGAGCAGTGGGGTTGGGATAAGAAAAGACAGCTTTGCAAGGTGCTTTCCCTTGACCTTTATGCCTATTCCGGTACAGGTGAGGTGACATAAATGTACACAGTAAGCGACATTGTATCATCAAAGATAGAGAGCTATTGCAGAACGTGGAGAATGGAGCTTGAAGACACAAACAGCATACTTACAGGCGACAAGATAGTATCTGCAAGCAGTACAGCTCAAAGCACGTCCTTGTCTGACGACATCGAACTAGGTGCCGTGTGTTCGCAATCGTGGAACATGACCATAAGTGACACAGAAACAGCGTTTCTTGGCAAAGAGTATGACACATATCTGTATCTCGTAGACTACGAAACTAGCGGCATACTTGCAGGCGAAAAGATACCAATGGGACATTTCACCTGTGTTAAGTCGAAAAAGTCGGGCGGCAGTGTCCAGCTGACAATGGCGGACAGGCTGTATTTCTCGGACAAACCGTATGTACCTCACATACCTATCCCGAACTGGAATAGATCCGTTGAAGACGACATTTGCAGACAATTAGGATTGCAGAACGGCAATGACTACACAGAGGTGCGACTACTGCGTGACAAGAACGGCAGAAGGTTGATAGATAAGAACGGCAAGGTGCTGTACTCAAAGTATTTCTATTTCAAAGTCAGCTCAGTGCCAAAGGACGTGACCATGCGCCAAATGCTGTCCTATCTGGCTTCTGCTCAGGGCGAGTTTGGGTATGTTGACAGGTACGGAAAGTACGTCCGAAAGTGGTATGGCAAGAGCGTGAAAACATTGGATAACAACACAATAGACCTGCCAACACTGTCAGAAAGGCAGAACGTGATATTCGGTATAGTCTGCAAAGTAAATGACGATACTACGCTGTCACTTGGCGTGACGGACACAACACAGGGTAGAGTTTTGGAGTTTGAAAATCCATACATGACAGAGTCACTTTTGCAATCTCTGTGGCGCAGAATAGGAGGTTTTTCATGGTACACTACCGAATTGTACCACAGACTTGGTGACCCACGTTTCGACATAGGTGACGTGGTGACCTACACCAACGGCACAGACAATTATGATATACCGATAACAAATTTAGGATTTAACTTTGACGGAGGGCTGAGTGCTGATATTTCAGCGGTAGGCCTGAGTGTTGAAGAACAGCTTTAAGGGGGGCGAGATAATGGCTGATGATTTGACATTGACACAAGACATCACAGAAAATGACTATCCTATGCAACACGCAGGTGAGGAAATCGATGAAATACTGAGCCGAGCCGGCAAGATACACTATGGCACTGTGGAATACAAGATGACGAAAGCGAATCCATTGATGCAGATACCGCTTGGACTGACCTTTGCACCTAAACAGGTAATAGCAACGCTACGGCAGACAGACACACCAACACCATATCAGAACTACTGCACCCACGTTTATGGGTCAGGAACGTCATACTATATGAGTGTCTGCATGGGAGCTAATAACGGGCCAACATTGGAAACCGTTCCAACAGGAACATACTATGTTGACTACATTGCAATAGAGTAAAGAGGGGTGATTAAATGACGATAACATTAAATGCAGATTATGACGTAACACTGAACACTGCATTGCTGGGCTATGTCGGTGAAACTAATGCCCGTCCTGTGTCGGTCGAAGGGCTGACAGTAGACGGCGCAGACCGCTATGTGTTAACGATAGACTACGGCGACGGCACTGCCTATGAGGTCGATATCACAGACGGCACATGGACGCCTACTGCTGATATCTTGTGGTCGGCGCAGACAGTCAGCTGTCAGATATGTGCAAAAAAACTGTCAGGCGATGAGTATATTTTAGTTAAAAAATCACGCATTTTCCGTCTGAGAATAGGTGCGGCTATCGGTGATAATGCCGTGCCGTCACCTGATGTGGCGATGGACGCACTAGACCGCATAGACGCCATAGGTAAACAGGCGCACGCAGATATGCAGACAGCCGTCACCGCCGCAGAAACAGCGACAACGTCTGCTGAGGACGCAAAGAAATCTGCCACAGCCGCAGGAGTATCAGCCGATACGGCAACGCAGGCGGCAAGCCGTGCTGAGACCGCAAAGGCGGCGGCTGAAACGTCCGCAACACAGGCAGACACCGCCATGCAGGGTGCAGAAATCGCACGTCAGCAGGCGGTCACTGCACAGAACGCCGCAAAGATATCCGCAGCCCAAGCATCAACGGCGGCACAGCAAACCACAGCTGATAAGAATATAACAGCAGGCTACGCTAAAACTGCTAAGACCAATGCTGACAGCACTGCGGCAGACAGACAGGCGGTGCAGGAAATGGCGGAACAGGTCACGGTTGACAAGGCGACAGTGGCAGAAAATGCCGCTAAGGTCGCAGAAGACAGAACAGCCGCTGAAACCGCTGCGCAGACAGCACAGGCGGTGGCTGACAGTTTGCCTGATGATTATGTGACGGCTGTCGGGAAGATAGCCGAGAATACAGCTGAAATAGCTAACGTAAAGCTGACGGATAAAGAGTTGCAAAGGCGTGTGGACGCACTGTATTCCATCGGTCAGGGTGTGACCCATAAATTTGAAACGGACAGCGAAACGGCGTATCAGAAAGCAGTGCCTACAGGTGGTAAGCTGATGAGCGTGAAGTCAATAGGCGGTCATTCTGAGGTCATTGACGGGGAAATTGTTAGTGCTGGGGTGACAGAGGTTGTGGAGCAGGGACGAAATTTGTTTGATGTTGAAAAATGTGCAGCATTAGGTCTGTATTACGGTTTTGAAATTGACACAAATAAAACACTACAAATAGCCCTGAAAGACGAAAAAACGTGTCCGACAAATGTGTCGTTTGGAATTGTGTATGTTCATGGCAACACAATGGCAAACTGGCTGATTACATCGAATGGTGTCAGAGAAACTATAACAAATTCTAGGGATATGACCGATTCAACACAAATTATGGTGGCATGTTATCCAGGTAACAAAGAAACCATGCAATCAATAGCTGACGCATTTGATATAATGCTTGTGGATGGTATATACAAATCAGATACCATGCCAGCCTACGCCCCCTACCACAGCAACGTTTACCCAATCCCAGAAAACATTAGGGCACTGCCTGGCTACGGTTGGAGTGCAGGAACGGCACGAAACTATGTGGACTATGAAAATAAAAAATACTACCAGTGTGTGGGTAGTGTGGATTTAGGAACGCTGACGTGGACTGCTGGTGAATCTGTGTCATTTAAAACACATCATTTAGCCGGGCAAAAATTGACAAAAAGTTATAGCATTGCACCAAATTTCATATGCCCAAAATATTCGACAAAAACGCAAAATGAATCGTGGGGCAAAACCAGTATAACAGGCATATCAGCTACATCAAACGTTAACGGGTATATCTATGTCAACGATACGTCCTATACCGACGCTACCGCATTCAAACAGGCAATGCAGGGCGTAATGCTATATTACGAATTGGAAACCCCTATCGTCACCGACATTTCAGACCTGATACCTGATGATTTTCTACGAAACGTTGAGGTCGAAGCAGGCGGTTCAATCACGTTCAGAAGCAGCAACGACAGCTATCGCATACCTGTTCCGAACGAAGAAGAGTATATCGTGAAACTATCAGAAGTGGGAGATACAACATGACGGAGCTACAGAAGAAAATGATGAAAGCCGCAGGGCTGACGGAAGATAATTTCAGCAAACCAAAGGTCACCGAGATAGACAGGATAAAGGCAAACGTCGATTTTCTGGCTATGCTGAACGGTGTAGAATTGGAGGTGAGCGGTGATGAGTAAGAACTACGTCAAGGTCAAGAGGTACTATGACAGCCGTTTGTGGTCGGTTGCTATGGTAAACGCCGCCGTCGGCAAGTGGATCACGGCTGAGGAGTATGAGATGATAACAAAGGAGGTATACCATGAAGCAGAAGTTAGCGAAACTCATTGATGTAAAGTCCATTGTAACACTGTTCTTGACAGCGGTGTTCTGCGTGTTGGCACTGCGCCGCACGATTTCAGCAGATCAGTTCATCACGGTGTTTACTGTGGTGATATCGTTCTATTTCGGCACGCAGTCAGCCAAAAGAAAGTCAGGTGATGATGAGTGACGGAAGCGATAATAGTCGCACTGATAACGGCGGCTTCGGCGGTAGTGTGTCAGATTGTCATAGCATCTAACAGCCGTAAGACTATGCAGCAGGCGCAGTATGATAGCCAGAAAACGATACAACAGGCGCAGTATGATAGCCAGAAGCTTATCGAGTACAAGATAGACAAGCTGTCTGAGCGTGTGGACAAGCACAACAGTGTTATTGCTCGCACCTATAAACTGGAACAGGATTATGCTTTGATTGATGAGAAAATCAAGGTGGCTAATCACAGGATTGATGATTTAGAAAGGAAGTAATTTTATGGCAAAGACATTCAAGGGTATTGACGTTTCACAGTATCAGCAGAGCATTGACTTCAAAAAGGTAAAAGCTTCGGGGGTCGATTTCGTTATCATTCGTGCTGGCTTCGGCAAGTACGCAAATCAGAAAGACCCATATTTCGAGAGCCACTACAAGGCAGCTAAGGCGGCAGGGCTAAAGGTCGGTGCTTACTGGTACAGCTATGCGGCAACTGTCGCTGAAGCAAAGGCAGAGGCTCAGACCTGTATCAACGCTATCAAGGGCAAGACGTTTGAGTATCCGATATACTTTGACCTCGAGGAACGTTCACAGTTCGCAAAGGGCAGAGCATTTTGCAACAGCCTTGTCAAGACTTTCTGCAATGCACTTGAACACGCAGGCTACTGGGCAGGACTGTATATTAGCCGTTCGCCTTTACAGCAGTACATATCTGCCTCTGTTGCCAAGAGGTATGCCCTGTGGGTCGCTGAGTACGGCTCACGCTGCAACTACGGCGGAACATATGGTATGTGGCAGTACAGCTCCACTGGCAGAGTCAGCGGTATCAGCGGCAATGTTGATATGGACATCTGCTATGTGGACTATCCTGCGAAGATCAAGGCGGCAGGGCTGAACGGCTTTAAGAAGCAGGCTATCAGACCGACTAGCAAGCCGACTACAAGCTCCACAAAGAAGACAGTAACTTATACTGTAAAGCGTGGAGACACGCTCTCGGGCATCGCACAGCGCTACAAGACCACTGTTGCGAAGCTTGCTAAGAATAATGGTATCAAGAACGCTAATCTCATTTATGTTGGGCAGAAAATTAAGATTAAGTAGGTAGAATTTCAGCCGACAGGGGTTATTCCTTGTCGGCTGTTTTCATATCTTCATCTATTAACTTGTTAATGTACCCGTTGATACTCATGCCCTTACTTTCTGCATAGGCTTTTAGTTCTTCTCTCCTGCCTTTCTTGACAACTAAACTTATTCTGTCATATGCCTTTTCATTATATAGTCTTTTACTGGCTGTTGATGTTTTACCACTCACAGTTGCACCTCCTTGTTCTATATTATAGCATACTTGAAGCACTTACGCAAGTATGCAAAATGTACAAGCATACTTGCGTAAGTTTGTGCATTTTGCGTACACGAATTATACACGATAAAGCTGAATTGTAAATATATGCTTGTGAAATGCGGAACAAATGAAACGGCTTAAATGCTGTAAATGCGTGGTTTACAAGCAATTTTATAAAGCAATAAAAAGTGGTGTGAAGTGGTATATTTAATCTCTCCATCTCCGCCATAAGTCCACCGTAATTTTGATAGAATTGCGGTGGATTTTTTCTATGCCCGAAAACCGCTTAAAATAAGGCTTTTCGGCTGTTTCAGCACATAAGCTAACCCCGCCACAGAGCATTTCTGCGGCGGGGTTTTGTGCTTTATATGGGTTTTGTGGCTTTTTTGTCGTTGCAATCGTTAAACAGCTGGGGTAATCGTTGATTTACTGAAGTATTCGTTAAACAGCCGAGTTCTGATAATACTCCTTATGAGAAAATCGGCGATGAAGTTCGGTCTCTGGCAGATTTAGCGCCTTTTGAGATACCTTCATCTTGGGAATGGTGCCGTGTAGGAGACCTTTTCTCGAATATGTCTGGGCTTGCATACAAAAAGGACGCTCTCGCCATAAAGGCAGACAAAATGGTGAAAGTACTGCGTGGCGGGAATATCGGTGAAGAGCAGTTCTATTTTAAGGGCGATGATGTTTTCGTTTCAAGCGAACTTGTAAAGCCGGAACTGTATTTGAGAAAAAACTATATGATTACACCTGCAGTTAGTAGCCTGGATCACATCGGCAAAATCGCATTCATAGACAAAGATTATTCCGACACGGTTGTTGGCGGTTTTGTGCTTATGCTCATACCACACTTTAACGACGATGTCGTATCAGAATATCTGCTCTACGCTTTTGCTGCTAAACACCATCGTAATAACTACCGAAACATTACGCACAAATCCGGCCAAGCGTTTTATAACCTCTCTCGTGAGCAGATGATGAACCTGCCAGTAAAGATTTGAAAAATGGACGGACATAAAAGACGTCCATTACACTATCGGAAAATCAGCAAGGAAGTTTCATAGTAACCTTTGCGCCGCCGGTTTCTTT